TTGACGCCATTTGTGCCGGCCACGCCAGCCGGGATGCCGAACGCCAACGTGAGATTGCTGCCGTTGGCCGTACCTGTGACAGTCGCGTTTGAGCCGGCCGCGAGCGTCGTGGTATTCCCGACCGTGACTAGCGTGGCAGGCCCGGCCGGGATGCCGAGATCGATCTTGGCGGCGTATGCAGTGCCGACGTTCTTCGCGTAGGCCGGCGTGCCGGCGTTGAGCGTCGTCGTCGAGTTGATCGTCAGCGTGCCTGAGACGACCGTCGCATTGCCTGGCGAGACGCCGCCGATGGCCACATTGACGGCACCGCCGTTGCCGACGATCGACACATTCACGGTGTCGCCATTACCGACGACGCTGTTGACGCTCGTCGAGCCGACGACAACGACGCTGATCTCGCTCATGGGGCCACCGCCGTGACGGTGCCGGCCAGGATCGTCCTGGTCAGTTCACCGGGTGCCACCCAGCGGAGATACCATCGGTAGCTGTTGCCAGGGCTCAGGAGGCTCGTCTGGGCCTCAGTGAGGCCGATGATCATCGATCCCGCGGTCAGGTTCGTGATCCCGATCGTCGGGGCCGTCACGGTCGTGCCGACGCCGCTCAGCCCGCCGACGCCGCCCTGCCCGAAGATCTGGGTCGCGTTGTAGACGTAGGACTCAAAGGTGTGCCCCGTCACGTCGCGGTTCAGATTGACCGCGACATTCACTTCGTCTGCGCGGACGCAGCGAATATTGAGTTCTCCTGGGAGCTGTACGAAATCAGCCAAGGGTTCACCTCACTGCCCCTGGTCGCCGGCCAGGCCGTTTTTCCGCACGACCGCCTGCTTGATTTCCCGCTGCCCCGCCGCCAGCTCCTGAAGCGTCTCGGCCTGCTGGAGCTGGGCCTTGCCCATCTCCCCGAGCGTCTCCCGCGTCGAATCGAGGAACTCGGTGTGGCTCTTCACGATCGGCACGAGGACCGTCCCGTGGAGGGTCACCGCCGCGTCCCGCAGGAACCAGACCATCACAACCAGCAGGACGAGGGGCACGCCGAACCGCTCTGCCACGCGGATTCCTGACTCGACGAGTGACAAGGGCTGGTCGCTCATTCGCGCCCTCCGCTGGGGACAATGCTGTGCAGTAGCCTTATTACATTTTAGCGGAGGCGACGGCGTCCTTGAGGTCATCCAGGGTGCCGTCATTGGCGATGATTCTGGCGACGAAATAGTCGCTGACGCCGGCCTCGCTCGCGTGGGCGGCGGCGGCGGCGTCCAGGCAGGACGGCCCGCCACGCACCACCCGCCAGACCTGGCCGCCGGCCTGGACGATGGCCTCGGCCTCGTTGTCGAACCGCACATCGGTGATCACCACTGACCGCGACTCGCCCCTGATCCGCTCCATCGTTGACCGCACCCAGATCTCACGGCAAACAAGCTCGCGGCCCCACTCGGTGCCGAGGCTTTGGAGGAGCTGACGCGGTGACTTCCCGTCTAGCCAGCCGATGGGCTGCTCCTTGAGGCTTCGGTCCTGAAGCTGCTCCACGGGCATCCCTGTGATCAGGGAGACGCACTGGTAGAGCGGGTCGGCGAAGGCGACCTGGAGGAACGGCTGCCCGTCGGCATCGACGAGCAGGCCCGCCACGGTGTTCTTCCCGGCCCCCGCGGCCCCGCACAGTCCGATCAGCATGCGAACCGCCTCCCATCGAACAGGATCGTCTCCCCCACGGCACCGGCCAGCCACCGCATGGCGACGCCCGCCTCGGCCAGCATGGTCTCGGCGACTATGATGTTGCCCAGCCACCGCTCTGGCGTCGCATTCCGGTGGCCGGCGAGGCCGACGACCTCTTTGACGCCAGCGCAGATCAAGGCCCTGGCGCAGTCGGGGCAGGCGAACCAGGGGCAGTAGAGGGTGGCGCCCTCCGTCTGGATGCCGGCCCTGGCGGCCGCGTAGATCGCCGCTCGCTCGGCGTGCTCGAGGAAGGCGTATTTGGCGGGGGCCGTCAGCCGGTGCTGGTGCTGCCGCACGCCGCGAGGGACGTGGTTGTAGCCGATGACGTGCCGGCCGTCGGCCGCCACGAGCGCGGCCCCATTCTGCGTGCGTGGGTCATCCGAGAGTTCGGCAGCGGTGCGGCAGGCGAGTCGCAGCCATTCGGTGTCGCTCATCGGACGTAGGCCATGTGGAGTTCGAGCAGCCCGCCCTCGGGGGCGTAGACGAAACCTTGCATGGCCCGCTCAGCCCCGATGAAGCCGTTTTCGACGTGCCACGCATCGCCAGGGACCACCGTGGGGTGGGTTCGGATGATCACCCCGTCAATGGTGCTGATCTCGGCGGCCTGGTGGTGGAGGTGGCCGACGTGCCACTCCCGGTGGGTGCAAGTCGACCACTGTTCGGCAGCTTCCAGAGCCATGATGCCCGCGAGCCGCTTCCTTGCCTTGTCGCCGTGTGTGACGCCCAGGAGCGTCTTCCCGCTAGAAAGGTACTTGCGGCTCGTGAACTCCTTATTGACGCTGACCCGCTTGTCGTCCCGATACCGCTCGACCAGGATCTTCTGGAGCGCCCAGGTCATCGCAGAATCGTGGTTGCCAGGCACCATGACCACGTCGGTCTGGACGCCTTCCGCAGACAGCTCGATCGCGCCGACGATCGCTGACACGGCCACGTCGATCGTCTTCTGGATGCGGGAATCTCGGTCCAGGTATGTGCCGGAGGTCGTTGTGCCTGAGATCGTGTCGAAGTGCATCGTGTCGCCGGCCAGGACGATTGTCCTGCGGGTGACCGGCATCCGAGCCGAGCGCTCGATCAGGTTGCTCGTCGTCTTGGCGACGATGTCGCTGGCGATCCCGAGGTCGTAGTCGCACCCGGTAGTGTGTCTCCACGACCGGCTGCCCATGTGGAGGTCGCTGATGACGAGGACGCTCCAGAGCCCTCGGGGCGCCTTGTGGGCCTTGGCCTTCGGCCGGCGGATGTCGCGGGTCGCCGCGGCGATCATGGCCTCGACGGCCTCCTTGACGCCGGGGCCTGCCTTGGGCTTGAGCCGCACCCAGACGCGGTGCAGTTCGGTGACCGTCGGCTGCCCGTCGGAGTCGGCCGTCGCCACTTGCCACGAGGTCGCCTCGCTGGCGGCGACCTCGTAGAGGGTCATATCCGCCTCGATGTGGGCGAGGAGGTCTTCGACCGTCTTGATCCGCTTGGACGTGCTGCGGGCCTCGAGCGTGTCGCCCTCGCGCCGCTGCGTCACCTGTTCGGCGTCGGGGGCCGGCTTCGGGGCGGCTCCGGCCGCGGCGGTCGCCAGGATGTCGGCGGTCAGCTCCGGGTCAGCCATCGTTGCACCTGGCGGTAGCCTGGGACTTTGAATCCGCGGGCAGTGAGCTTCTGGCAGATCGTCCTCGCCATCTGGGAGGCCGACACGCCGGTCGACTCACTTGTCTTCAGCCACGTTTCGCGGACCTCGAGGATTGCGTTTTGATGGTCGTCGGGGAGGGCGGCGAACCACCCGCGGCCTACTTCCGTCGGCCTTACGCTCTCCAGAATCTCCTTGGCTAGATCCATCAGCAGGCTTCTCCAGGTGAATCCATCCGTCGTCATCGGGGATGCCGCCCCCGGTGACGTTCTCGTCCTCGTCGTCATCGGTGAAGATGAAGTCGGCGGGTGGCTTCCGTTTGCCCATAGGTAGTAGTGTCGCCTAGTAGGGTTAGGTGTCAATGCGGGTTTTCGGGGGCCTTGCGCTCTATTTTCCCCCATTTACCAGCCGGGCATTCCTGGTCGGCCCACGAGAGCTTGCTGACGTACCCAAACGCCCGCGCCACGGGGCAGCCGCAGAGCGAGCAGGCGTTGTCCTTGAGGTGCTCGCACGTCAGGCAGATGTTGTGACGAGCGATGATCTCCTCGTCGGTACACGTCGGCATCCCAGCGGCGACATGGGATACGGCGGCCGAGGCGAAGTTTCGGACTTTCGCCAAGAAGCCGGGGGCGTCGGCGGCGTCGCGGGAGAGGTCGGGGGGCGGCGGCGTGGGCGGCGGCTCATACCCAGCCTTCGGCGTCCTCGGGTACGCCGGGTGCTCCACGTCGATCGTCCACTCGTCGCCGTCCTGCGAGACGACGCACGGCAGCACCTCGTCGAGCGTGTAGCCACGCTCGCGGCAACGGGCCTCCAGGTGTGAGCGGTGGCAGGGGATCATGGGAGGGGGTTGGCTGAAAAGCTGACCTTAATGTTTTGAGTCTCTGCCGCATAAGAACCAAATATGCCACCTGGCCCTTCACGGAAAAAACCGTTGCAGGCAACGTCAACCTGCTTTCCGTTTAGCATGCTCTGCGCTCCTTCATAGGAAACTAGTGGCTCGCATGCTTGAGTATGTTTTCCCTCGTATGTCAATGAGTATGGCATATTATAAGCTCCGACCCGCCACTGTCTTGCCAAGGCAATCTGGACATTCAACCTTATATCGCCGGCGCCGCATCTTTCGTCGCCAGCGTCAGTTATGGAAAAGGGCGAGAACCAAGCTTCTACAATAAGGACTGAACTGTAAATCCAAAACCCGCCCGGTATTTGATCTTCTGGACCTTGAACATAAAGGCCCCCCTGTCCGCATAGTTCCGCAGACAGTCCTGACGTATTGGCAAAAGAAAGGTCTTTATGTGGTACTTCCTGAAAATCTCCCAAAAGAAATAATGCGCCTCCGAGGTCGGCAACCACTGCGTCTTCAACTCCGGACACGGTGACTGTTAGCGGAGTCGGATCACACGCGCGTCTTTGCCTGTTGTTGGGCGAGGTGCAGGCGATTGTCGAAAATACAGGACCGAAGGGTCGAGCATCGAGAAACTCACAGCAACACAAGCACGGATTCGGCTCACACGTCGTCCCCACCCCCTTGAACGTCTTCCCCGTCCCCTGGCACTGGCACTGCGGCTTGACGCTGCACGTCGTGCCTTCGCAGCACGCGCCCTCCTTGCAGGCTTGCAGGCACTCGGCTTCGGTGGCGTAGGAACCGGAAGACGCCGGACTAGACTGGGAGTATGAGTAGGGCCACGGTCGCGAGGGCTGCTGGTAGCATGGCATGACTACAGCTCGATCGTGATGGTGAAATCGCCGCCGCCGATGTAGCTCGCAAGGCTTCCGCTGCCTGACAGCGTGCCGGATGTGTTCTCTCCCCACGGGACAGGGGAGGTCGTGCCGAAACCGTCGCCTCCGTACCAGCCAGGCACCTTCGGCGCTCCGTTAAGTGCGACAGACCACGAGACGTGAGGATCGCCGTTGATGAAGACAAGCCGAGGTCTGGCGTCCACGAATATGGTCTGATGGACACCAGACTCCGCTCTAGTCGCAGCCGTCGCATAAAAGCTGCCATGCTGAGAGCCGTAAATAACAGACCCGTCTACAGCAGTGCCGCTCGCATATTTTCCTAGCTCTAGCGTGTAGTTGCCAGCAAACTGACTGAGATAGCCGATATTGGAGGCCGCGGACACTGACACTGATATCGTCTGCGGAGGGGTGTTGCTCTCACCGCCGCCGCCGTAAGGAGTCGCGAACCACCAAGCGCGGCTATCCGCTGGTTCTAGGCCGCCGCCTTCAATGATCTTCACGCGAAACTTCGCGTGCCGAAGGTTGTATCCGTATAGTGGCGCGAGGTTGTATCCAAGAAGCGCCGTGCCGCCGTAAATCTCCTGCCATGTCGCGTTATTGGGAGGAAGGTTGGTGCCAGAGAAAGCTGTGCCGAAGTCTCCGGCGTCTGCATCAAAGACTATTTCGTCGCCAATGGACGCGGTGCAGGATTCAAGCGACTTGATTGCCGTCAGTCGCTGCGGAAACGTAACGCTAGAGTAAGTGCCAGGAACGATGATGGATGCGGAGATTACGGTTCTTCCAAGCAGAAATGACTCGCGCCGCATCTCCCGCACGACAAAGTTATCGTAGGCGGGGATGTCTCCTGGCGGCCTGTCTAGCCACGAGGCACCACTGTTGACGTACAGGAAGTTGTACGTCGTATTGTCGAAATACAGTGTCGAGTATGCACGCTTGCGGCAGATAAAGGTATCATTAAGGGCGACGGCTGGCTTGCGAACCACCGACCCAAAGCCATTGCCCCATCCAGTCGCATCTTCTACGCCTTCGATAGTGACCTCCAGCGCATGAGATTCGTTAAGGTCAAGAAGGTCGTAGAGGTCACACGGCGGGGCGTCGCAGTAGCAATACCACCCCCCGCAGCAGTCGCAGTTCTCCGCGACCTGGCCGTCCTTCACGATGATCTGGCCGTTCTTGGTTGCTATGCTCATGCGCAGGCCGTTGTTCCTACCCATCGCAGCGACCCATTGACCATCGAAAGCACCTGGGTTCCGCTGCTGGAGTACCCTGGCTGCTGCGTCAAGTTTGGTTGCACCAGATACCACGCCGTCCCGTCCTTGGCGATCGACACGTCGCACTGCCCAGACGGCGACAGCCCGCAGACAAGGTTCTGCACACTCACCGTATTCGGCGTGGCCGTGACGCCGCGGAACGTCACTGTCTTCTCCTGGTTGATCGACCAGGCGCCCGTAAACGTCCCCATCCTGAACATCTTCTGCGCAAACGCCGGCGGGCCGCCCTCGATCACCGTCGGGATCTTCGTCCGCTCGCCGCCCTGCGGCATCCCCTCCACCCTGGCGATCGTGGTGCGCAGCCTCTCCCTGAGAGACTCGCCTACGAAGTATTTCTGGTCGCCTGGCATATGGGTGGTTTACAAGGGGCCGCGAAGGCGATTACAAGACTTTAAATCCACACACGCCGACATCGTTTCCGCCGCCGCCGCTGCCGCTGCTGCTGGATTGGATCGAGAGGGTTATGAGGCTGTTCTGGACGACGAAGATATCGTTGAGTTTCAGATACCACCCGTATCGCACCGGCGTGTAGTCGGCGTCAAACTGCCCACGCAGGGGAGGCGGATTGGGGTAAGAAGTGCCTAGAGGTATCGTGACCGTTATTACGCCGCCAGCGTTTGACCACGACAGCGATTGCGTGGCCCTCGGCGACAGGACAGCTTGATCCTGCGGAACGCCGCCCTGCGGAGCCCATGACTTCATGCCGGATATGTAGTGCAGCGGCTCGCCGGGTGACCACGTCTTTTCGACGGGGTTCGGCTCCGATCCGCCGAACTGAAACGCAAAGATGTTGGCGGGGGCGTAGAACTGAGGGACCGCCCACGCCGAGCCGCTCGTGATGGAGAACGTAGGCTCGCAGAGCGTGATCTCAACCTTGCGGGTCGCACGCTGCGTGATCGTCACGGGAATGTTAAGCGGTAGCCTGGACGCCATTGGTTAGCCTATCAGGCGGATGCCGAACGCTGAGAAGTTGTTGCCGAAGGACATCTCCGGCTGGACGCAGATGCGGTTAATCAGGACCGGAGGGCTGGCATTGCGTGACCGCGGCGTGCCGTCCAGATTCAGCGGCACTGGCTGCGCTGCGGGGGTTTGCGTGAACCCTCCGCCAGGGTACGGAAGCGGCACCATCGCCCGCGCCTTGGAACCCGCTGCGAGGCCCGCTGCGTACTCGTGTGGAACCTTCACTCGCCCCGTCGCCTCGTCGTGCTGGAGTGCGAGCGCCATCTGCTCGACTTGCCCGTTCCCCAGCCCGCCTTGAACGATCGTCATTCCCGTGACCGGCACTGCCTGATCCCAACCGATCGGCTGAAAGCCTTCGCGGGTAGTTGCCCAGTGCGCACGAACTCCGAACGCGAAGGTAACCATGAATCCGCGGAACGTAAATCCACCGAACTGCTCAACGACGGGCCGCGACGAAATGCCTTGAAGCATGCAGCAGTGCGTGCCAACGCTCAGGCCACTGAACGTGAACGGCTCGCTGTTGACGTAGCCCGTGTATCCCAGCATGACGCTCTGATCGTTGACTGAATATTGGTCAATGTTGATCGTCACCACAGGCTCGAGGCGCGACGGGGGGTCGACTAAGTCTCCCGCCGGGTTCACGACAGGACTCCACGACTGCGATGCGCCGCCTTCGACGATCATCCCGCCCCACGCCGTGATCTCCGTCAACGACGTGCTCATCGAGTACATCGCTGGCCGTACATCCGGCTGCTGCGTCTTCGGGTCTGCCCCAACCTCGCCGCCACCGCTGGCACCGCCGAGCGTCGCGCGGTACTGGGCCGTGATGATCCTGATGAGCTTGCTGTCGCCGTCTGCCCGGCCCTCCAGGCTCACACACGGGATGGGGTTCTCGGACGAGTACGGGTCGCCGATGTTGACGCCGGTGAGGCCGTTGACGCTATAGCTTTCGCCCGGCGAGCTAAGGATCACCCGCCACATCCGCGTGGCCGAATAGGCGGCGTTGCCGTTCTCAGAAGAAGCCGAGAAGGCGTTGCCCTGCGAGATTTCTGCGATCATCGCCATTAGAGAAGCACCCCTGGATTCTGCTGCTTGAGCACCTCGATCAGGGTGTCAAACTTGGCCGTCTGCTTCCTGAGTTCGGCGAGGTTCACGTCCTTCGCCGGGTCGTCGCCGCGGAGCAGGCGGGTCAACTCAGCGGCCCCGGCGGAAGTCGACACGTCGTTGACCTTGAGTGCAGCCCGCGACGGACCCTGGAGCATCGCGTTCTCGCGGTTCTGCTGAAGCTGGTAGAGCGCGGGGGCCATCTGCTCCATCTGGTTGGCGAGAGCTTGCCGCAGGAACGCCGCCGGGTCTTCGCCGGCGCCACGCATCTCGTCGGCGCGGGCGTTGATGTCGCCGCCGACGCCCTCTGCGATCTCCTTGCGGTTTCGCTCCTGTTCCGTCATCCCCAGGTCGCGGCCCCGGAGGGCTCGCTCGCGCTGTCCCTGTTCGATCATTGCCCTGTCGATGTCGGCGCGGGCATCTGCCAGCCCAGCGTCCACGATGCCGTCTCTGTCGGCGCGCCTTTGCCTGTTGGCGGCCTGGAGTGCGTCCCGCTCGGCGATCTCTCGCCCGGTTAGGTCGCGGGTTGCCGCAATGCCGGCCAGCTCCTGAAGCCGCGCGTCGTTTGCCGCGATTCTTCTGTCGATCGCCTGGACGGGCTGAGACCCCTCGATCTCCCTGCGGCGAGTCTCCAGGCGATCCTCGATCTCCTGCCCCCTGGCACGCTCCTGCCTCGCGCGGCTCTCGGTTTCCGCCCGCAGACGCGCGTTGTCTACTGTCGGGTTCTGGAGGAATCGCTGCTGGGCGTTTTCGGCCTCCCGGTCGGCACCCTCGGCGATCTGCCCGGCCTCGCGTTGCCGCCGGGCTATCGGGTCAGCCTGCTCATTCCGCCGGTTGGCAACTTCGGCGGCGCGGGCCTCGGCCGCCAGCCGGTTGTTGATGGCGTCGAGCTGCCGACGCTCGGCTTCCGTCAGTTGCCTGGCGAGTTGCTCTCGCTGACGGATCAGCTCGATCTCGCGGGCAGTCGCTGAGGCGAGTTCGTCGCGTTCGGCATTGTTCAGACCACCCAGGTTCGCCTTGGCTTCGAGGTCTTTCCTCCGCTGGGTGATCGCCTCGAGTTCGCCGTTGACGGCGAGCATACGCGGGTCTTGCTGGATCGTGGCCCGTCGCTGGTCAAGGGCTGCCTGCGCCCTGGCGACCTCAGCGCGATCGTTGATCAGCCGGCCCTCTGCGAAATCCCTGGCCTCGCGGGCACCGCCTCGGACTGGGTTCTGCTCAAAGCCTCGCTGGGCGGCGTCGGCTGCCTGTTCGGACTGCTGGAGAGCGTTCTCGCCGATCTTGCGGACGCGGGAGACCGCACCTTCGATGGCGAGGGCAGTCTCGGCGAGTGCCGCGGCGACTTCAGACGCTCTCCTCGCCACCTCGAGCTTCTGCTCTGCGGCCTGCTGCTCGGCCTCGTTGCCCTTCCTCCTGGCTGCTTCTAGCTGGCCGAGGGCCGCCGTCTCTGCGTCGACAGCCGCACGCAGGGACGCCGTGATGCCCGCCAGTTCGTTCTTGAACCGCTCGTCGCCCTCGATGCGGCTCAGGGCCGACGTGGCCCGCTCGCCGCCGACCGTGCGTCCTAGCCGCACCTCGCGGGCGCGTGCCTGCACTGCGGCCTGCTGGGCTTCGACCTCGGCGACTTGCTTTCGAGCGGCCTCGATTGCCTGCTGGCGGGCCTGGGGGTCGCCAGACAAGTCCTTTTGAGCATCGCTGAGTCCCTTTGTAGCACTGCTGAGCTTTGTTGCGAGTTCGTCCAGGTCTCTCTGGAAAGCGGCAGCGGATGGAACACCCCTGCGAATGGCGTCGGCGACATCATCCTGCGCCTGCCGCAGCGATTCCGCAGGCCCCCTCGCAGACTGAGCGACTTCGTTGGCAAACTTGTCGACTGCCCTTTGAACCGGAAGCCCTAGGGACTCAAGGATTCTTGCCAAAACCAATACGTCTTCTCTGGCGCGAGCAATTTCTGTGGCTTCCCCGCTGAGCAGAGAGGCGCCAGTGATCGGCCTCGCGGCCACCTCCTGACGCTCCGCGAGACGTTCTCGAATAACGCGATCTTGCTCCACAGCATTGCCGGCGTTTTCGAGGTCTCTCGCCAGCCGCTCGCGGCGAGCCTCTGCCTCCTGCTCGCTCCTTGCAGTCATGCTGCCGCCGACGAGGAACTCGTTTGCGCGGACGGTCGCCAGCGCGGACCTCAGCATGTCTTCGCGGGACGGCGGCGGCGCGGCTGCGGCCGTCGCGGCGGCCTGCCTTTCGCGATCCCTGGACTCCTGCAATTGCCGCACGAGCGCGACGCGCTGCCCAGCGTCATCCGAACCCTCAAGTTCTCTCTGAAGCCTGCTCTGCTCTGCACGCTCCCGCTGTACGTTTGGATCGAGATCTGCAACCCGACCTTCTCTCAGCTCCTTCTGCTTCTTCTCGATGGCCTCGATCTGCTTCTGGAAGGCGCGGGCCTCCTCGGCACCTTGGGAGAAAGCCCCCCTGACGATGTCGTCTCCAAGCGAACTAAACGCCTGCGCCAATTCCTCGACGAGGCTCTTCTGGCGTGCGAGGGCGTCGTTGAGGGCCTTCGTCTGGTCTTCCGCCGACCTCCCACCGTTGACCCACTTCATCAGCATGATGCCGACGGAGGCGCCGATCGTTGCCCCGAGGCCGACGAACAGCCCCGTCGTGCCGCCGAGCACAAACCCCATCTGGGTGATGTTGTTGCTGATGGCGCGGAGCTTGAACTCGATGCCACCCGTCGATGACATGAAGTCGTCGACAGCGAAAGCGAGCTGATTGAGGGCGAGCGAGGCGTTGTCGGCCCCCATGCGGCCAACGTCGCCGCCACGCATGCGTCGCCGCCGCGCCTGATTCACGGGGATTCCGGCCGCCGCCGCCGCATTCCTGTCGACGACCGCCCCCAAGGTCTCCGCGCGGCGATTGAGCGCTGCCCTCTCTTCGGGGAACACAGCACCGCCGCGTTCTGCCTCATCAAGGTCAAGCTGCTGCCGCCTGACGCCAGCAAGCCTGCGTGCGGCTGCGGCAGCCCGCCTTCTCTCGGGCGAGTCGTCCGCGCTGGAGAGTATGTCTCGGATCGCAGTCATCTCGCCGGAGAACTGCCTGACCCTCGCGCCGCTCAGGAACTCGTCCATGTTCCCGAAGCTTCTGCTGAAGGCATCGACAGCCGACAGCCTGCGAGCGGTGGCCTCGAGGTTGCGAAGGTTCGTCGCCGCCTGCTCGATCTGGTCTCCTGTCGTGTCGGAGTTGGCCGCCAGCCGCAGCATCTCCTGCTCGGCGGCGCGGATGGCTGCGACCATTTCGACGCGGATGGGCGGGGAAAGCTCAGCGATCTGGCTCTTGAGGGCCGCAGTGCTGCTGATAAGCGTCGCCAACCGCCGGCGAGGGTCTTCCACGTCGATGCCGAGGCCGGCGTCAGACGCACCACCGAAGCCGGGCGGCAACTGGGGGCCGAACTCGCCCGTGGCGTCGCCCATGCGGGGACCAGTGAACGTCTCAGCACTGGCCCTCAGCGTCTCGATCGGGACGGCGATCTCGGCCTCGCGACGCGCACGCTGCCGCTGCGCCTCGTCGACCGCTCTCGCCTGGACATATCCGACATCAAGGAAGCCGGTGACTCCCGCCGGCGGCGCCATATCCGGCTGAACAACCGCCTCGCCGGCATCTTGTGCCGCCTGCCTCGCCCGGCCAGCCATCCCGGTGATCGCACCAAGCCTGTCGTAGGCGTTGCGGATGGCGTTATCCAGGGCGACCCACGACTCGATCTGCTCTCTCGCGGGGTCGATGGCGGCGAGCCTGCGTTCCTCGGACTCGACGGCCTGCAACTCAGCGAGCACCGAGGTGAGCCGCTGGCGCAGATCCTCGTAGTCCCCCGTGGACGATGCGCTGGCGACGGCCGTTTGGGCCTGCTGCGCTCGCCCGGTAAGGCCAGCAAGGACAGTCTCCATCGAATCCTGCCTGGAGACGCGGGACGCCAGAATCCCCGCCGCGCCAGAGACGGCCGACCGGCGTGACGCCGCGAACTCGTCAGCCGTTCGCCGGCGCTCCTCAGCGATGGCCCTCTCTTGCGTGATGCGGCGGTCATCCTCTGCAATCGACCGCATCCTGAGCGATTGCCGGGCTCGCTCCGCAGCGGCGTCCCGCTCGGTGGCGGCGGTGACTGCCGCAATGCTTGCCGCCATGCGGTTGTTTGCGTCGGCGAGCACGCCGACGGAGGCCGCGCCTGCGCTCGCAGCCCTGGCGATGCCGTCCAGAACGTCTGCCTGCGGACGGAGCGACGCGCGGGCGGTCTCGGAGAGCCTTGAGTAGGCCGCGTCAAGCTCCGCGGTCCTCGCCAACGCGGTCTCAAGGGACTGCGTCTGAGTGCGATCGCCGCCGAAGAGCCTCGTCGCCTGTTGTGGCGTGCTCTCAATGACGGCGTCGCCGAATGTCTGTCGCTGGAGTCGCCGCTGTCGCTCTGCGGTCGCTCGCGCCGCGGCAGTCTCCGACGCCCTGTCGGCAAACATCGCCTCTTCCTGCGCCGCACGCTGGGCCGCGATGCGATCGCCGATGAACGAGCTTTCGCCGCGAAAGCGAGGCAACTGGGTCGCCTGCCCCTGCGACGAAGACACCTCGATCTGCTTCTGCTGGTCCGCGATCAGTCGCAGCAAATGTGCTCGCCACTTCTCGATGGCGGCGATCTGCGGCGAGTAGTCTGCTCCAGCCTCCTTGGCGGCCTCCAGATTGGACTGAAGCCTGGGGTACTGGTTGGCGAGGCCGTTGATCCGATTCTGGAGGCTCGCGATCTCGGGGTTGTCGGCCAACGCCTGGCCGGGGAGTTTAAGAGCCGCATTCCGCGACTCGCTCGCCGCCATCAGGGCTTCGCGGTCCAGCGGTCGCTCGAATTGGAACGATCTGCCGTTGCCAACCTGATTGACGAGGGCCTCGGCCTCTCCGAGGCGGTCGATGGCCTCGGCCGTTCGCAGCACCTGGGCCTCGAGCTGCTTGAACCGCGTCGTGCCGACCGTTACGCCGTCATTGATGTCCTGCTGTAGCTCACGCACCTTCGTCTGCGAGACGTTGAGGGCGGCGACGAATCCAGCCTGGGCATCGACCGACAGCTTGGAGAACTTCTGGGCGGCCGCCGCCAGCGGCTCGGCGACGAGCATCGCCGCGCTCTTGAGCTGCTGGACGCGAGTGACAGCATCTTCAAGGTCTCTGGCCCCGACGACCTTGATGACGGCGTCGATCTGCTCGGGGGCAAGGGTGCGGAAGCTCTCGAGGACCGCGTCGAACTCGTTGAGACCCTTGATGTTGACTAGAGCGTCGATCGTCCGCTTGTCGACCGCGGAGACCTCTTCGACGATCTTGTCGAGCGCCTCGGCCCCGCCGACCTTGACCAGAAGGCTCATGTCCTTACGGGTCAGGCCCGTGGCCTGCTGCTCGACCTTCGTCAGGGCCTCGGAGCCGCCCACCCGCAGGGCAAGGTTGAGCTGCCCGCCCTTCAGGCCGGCGACAGTCTCCTTCAGTTCCCTGAGCCGCTCGAGGCCGCCGGCAGACAGGACCGCGTTGATCGACGTGCTGCTGACGCTGCGAAGCTCCTCGCGGATGAGCTTCAGCTTGTCGATCCCGCCGAACCTGACAGCGAAATTGAAGGACTCGTTGCTGATGTCCTTAATGGCTTCGCGGAACTCGGTGATCGTCTTGAGGCCGCTGGCCTTGAGAATCAGGTCGACCTGAGTCCCCTTGATGCTGGTCAGCCTCTCCTTGAGGACGTTGATGTCGCGGATCGCACCGTCGAAGCCCTTGAAGGAGAGCTTCATCGACGCGGCTGCGGCCAGCGACCGCTCCAGGGTCTGGAGCGGCGTGTAGATCGACTTGAACGCCCGCTCGGCGTCGCTCGACGCCTTGGTGATATTGTTCTGGACCGAGGTGGCAAACTTGCGAACGTCCGACGCAGCGGCGTTCAGGTTCCGACTGAAGTCGCCGGTGTTCGCCGTGACGAGCGCAGAGATCTTGCCGAGGTAGCCCATGCAATCATCCTTGATCCAAACCGGGTTTCTGGTTCAGCTTCATCAACTCCGTAAGGATCTGATTCTGGGTCTGCTCCGGCTTGACGACGCTCGGGATGAACGCCGACTCCTCGGGGATGTCGTACTTCTTGTAATTCCCCGAGGCCGCCATGATGGTTCGGCAGATCCGCGCGGTCTGCCACCACGGGTCAGACAGCGGCCACCGCTGATCGTAGGCGTACCATTCGGCGAGTTCCGCGCTGTCGACCTCCTGAAGGAGCCGCTTGACGCTCATCCCGAGCGTGGCGGCTAGGCGGAAGTAGAACCGTCGTTCGGGGCGACAGGCGAATCTTCCCCCAGAGCATCAACTGCCTCCTGAGAGAGCGCGTTGAGCTTCCAGCCGGCCTCGAACAGGCGATTGATGACGACCGAGGACTTCTTGCCGAGGATGTCGCCCTCGTCATCGGCGAAGAGCCGCTCACCACGCTCGTCGCACAGCGCCAGGAGCAGGAAGCGGATGCGGAACGCCTTCATCTTCTGGTCGGCGTAGCTCTCCTCGAAGTGGTCGCGGTCGGTGCCGGAGAGCACGCGGAGATACACGTCGCCGCCCCACTCGGGGACGGCCACCTTCTCCTTGCGAACGTCGTCGGCGGCCAGGATGCTCTTGCGGTCAAGTGCCATCAGAAAAACCTCTGCGGTGTGCTGTGTCGCCTGCGTCCCTGCCGGCTTATGCGCAATCAGTAATCAGTAATCCTTAGATTGAGCGTGCAGCGAACAAGTTCGCCGGAGCGAGCCTCGACCGATGCGGACTCGCAGATGACGCGGCGGGTAACCGTCAGCTTCGGAGACGAGAAGGTTGCAACGCCCCTTGAACGCACAAGTGCCTGGGGGTCTGATGCCCCCAGGCACTCGACGGTCACTTGCCCGCCAGACCAGTCGCCAGTCGGCACCAGTACCATCTGTCCGGCGCTGTTCCCAACGCCGGTCATGTCCGCGATCTCGGCAGTCGGAGTCTGCACAGACAGCCCGGTCACGTCTGCTCTGAACCCGTTGAACGTGAACGTGGCGCCATGCGCTGTGATCGCTGGCATCGTTCACCTCGCAGGGATTAGGCGACCCGCCAGGTGGCACTGCCCTTGATAAGGTCGCCCACCTGACCGCCGACGGTCGACTGGGTGAGCGTGCCGTTGCCGGTGAAAGACACCGGCCCTGCGATGCTGATCGCACCGGACTGCGCCGAGATGACCGTCGTGGAGATGTAGTCGCACGAAATCTCACGCTGCACGAACGTGGGGACGTACTCCCGCCGACCGCCGGGGGCAATGCCCAGGTGCGTGCCGTCCGCGTTGTCGATCTGATCCTGAACATTGAAGCTGGTGATCAGGACGGACTGTCCAGCGTAGGTGAACGTGACGCCCTGAGCTGCGACTCCTGCCATTTTGCTGCGCCTCCTTGCGCTGTGTTACGCGGTAGGGTTAGCCCCACCTGAGTTGATAAAGCTGTCGAACCTCGTAGGCCGGCGGCAATTGCGTACTGGTCTGAACTGGGTCAAGGAAATCGTCGACCTCAGAAACGAGCCGCAACTCTTGTATTGTAGCATTTGCCAGGGTGCCGCTGTGCCCATCCAGGGCCGTCCAGACCTCGTGGGCGACCTCGCGGACGGAGTCGTAGGTCGTCCCCCAGATCGACACTTGCATCGACACGATCGGCTTGATTTCCAGGCCGGCGATCTGGGTGTCACGTTGCAGTCCGCTGCGGCGGTAGACCACGAACGGCATCTGGGCGCCCGTCTTCGGCACCGCGATCGGGTAGACGTTGAACCCCACCAGCCTCGCGACCTCGGGGCGGGTGATCAGCCACAGGTAAATGTGCCGTTCAGGAAGGATGAGCATCAGCGGGACGCCTGATTGATCAGGGAAATCAGCTCGGCCTCGAGGATCGCCCGCACCTGCGCCCCCTTGCGGTCGATCGTCTTCTGCATGAGGTGCAGGCCAGGCATGGGCGCTATGGTGTCATTCGGCCCCAGCGTGATCGGGTGCTGGCGGCCGCTCCGGCCGGTGGTTCCCAGCATGAAGTCGCGGGAATAGCCGGCCCTGCCGCCGCTCTGGCGGGTCGGCTCGTTGATGCTGCCCATGAGGAAGTAGTAGCCGCGCCCCATGCGGCTGAACTGCTCGTCGTTCGCCGACGAGTGCCTGTGCATCTTGCGGTTGATGGACTGGTGGACGTTGATGTAGGCGCGGCGGTTCTGGCTCCCCGGCTTTCTGGGTCCAGACCCGAACTCGACGAGCCAGCTATGATTCCCACTCGCCCGCTTCGCCGTCGCCCCCACGGGGCCGGTCTGCTCTGGGCCGGTGACGGCCACGGCCACGTCGCCATTGCGGTAGTCGCGGACGATCGTCTTTGTGCTCCTGGCGAGGTTGCCTGTCGCCTCGTGCCGGCGTGCCAGTTCCTTGTACCCCTCGAGAATCGGCCGGGAGGCCCGCCTGACAGCCTCCTGCTTCTGCCTGACGGAGATGGCGACGCCTAGCTGCCGCATCCGCTCGAACACATCCTCCAGGCCCTCCAGTGACACACGCACGAAGGCGTTCGCCGACTCTTTCGACGTTCGCCCGCCGACCATCCGCGGAATCGGGTTGCTCTGCGTGATACTCACTGCTTCTGCCTCGTCATAATCTCAAGGTGCGAGCGGTCGAACTTCCCGAACGCGGCGGGGCGCTCCATGATCGCCGCGATCTCAAGGATCGAGCCTCGCCACAGGATGCGGCATTCAGGCGTCACGCCATCCAGACGCCGGATAGTCACCTTGTGGCTGATGATCATGTTCACTTGCATGGCCTGCAAAACGTCGCGACCCGAGTAAAACAGGACATTCGCGTACACCGTCGCAAGGTCGTCCCACTCGAGGACGGTTTCGCCGGAGGGGCTGCGAACCTCCCTCGGCGACTGGATCGTCACTCGCTCGCGGAACTTGCCTGCATTCACAGATCACCAATCCACACGGCCGTGTAGCTGGAGGCCCCAGACGACGTGCTGATGCTGACGGTGGCGGTCACAGGAAGGATCGCCAGGCGAGTCGGCGACACGGCGACCGCGTCATTGATGAGAATCGGCTTGGAACCCGTGTTTTTCACGCCAATCGTCGCGACCCCGCCCGGCACGGGGATCGAGGCGGCGACCGTCGTCGCGACAGCCGTGAGGATGCCGGCCCGCGTCGGCGTCCCGTACACATGGTCGGTGACGGCACCCACCGTGAACGTGGCCGTGCCCTTGTCGTGGTACACGATCTCCGCGTGAACTCGGGCCTCGATACTCATCTGTACACCCCCCAGTCATTCGACGCCAGGAGCGTCTGCACCGTGTACGGGATGTCCATCGCCGATACGCCCTGGCCGTAGGTCACAGGCTCCCTTGATTCGTACCAGTGGGCCACGAGGATCATCATCAGGTGGCGGATGCTCGGCGGGACACTCGCGCCGTCATCGCCGTAGCCTGCCGAATAGCGGACGACGACGGAGTTCTCGTCGCCGCGGGTCGGGGGCCACGCGCGTGCCCACTGCGGGTAGATCCGGCCCGGCACGGTCTTCGCGTCCATCTGGAAGTCGCCGGCATCGCTCGTGAGCGTGCCGTAGGTGCCATCACCGCTGCGGTAGGTCACGGTGACGTTCTTCGCCTGCATCGGCGTGCGCGGCAGGACAATCGCCCAGACGGGAAACAGGTCGTAGCGGGCCTCCCAGACGCTCGTGCAGAGCGTGATGTCCAGCGTGTCCTCGACGAACTGACGCGCGGACGCGATGAGGGACATGATGTATTCGTTGTCGTAGTCGCTGTCCACGCGGCACTGCGACTTCGCCATCGACAGCGACACAGGCTCCACAGTTGGCTGCGTTACGCGGACCAAACTGCGATACGGCGTGATCGTCGATGTCGGCTTCTGCGGAGTACCGAAGACAATCGTGTCCATTTACCGCTTCCTTTTCGGTGTGTTCCTCGATGTCACGTCCGCACGCTCGACCTGTGGTTCTGGCATCGCCGCCGTCTCGACCTCTTCGACGAGGCCGCGGCGGATGAGCAGATCGCACATGCCAGCCGGCCAGTCGTCGAATACCTGGCCCTTCTCGTAGCAGTCGAAGTGTTGGAGCACGCGGATCTTCACGACACTTGCCCCCAGGCGTCCTCGGGAGCCTTCTGCCCGTTCGTCCAGTACTCGGTCGTGTGCTGCTGCACGCGGCCATCCGCCGCCTTGCGGGAGGGCCATGTCACCATCAGTTCGGCGTGGCCGACGCTGATGTGCGTGGCGATCCCCAGCGTGTTCCCGACGGCGGCCCAGCCCTTCCAGAAGCCGATGTCCTCGTCGGTATGCCCCCCCGTCCATGTCCCCTCGTCGTTCGCCCTCGCGACGAACCAGGGCTTCTTCATTTTCTTGAGGGCCGACGTTCGCAGGAACGTCAGGCCGAAGTGGGCCGTCTCCACAGGCTGGACGACCTTGGAGAAGAAGTCGCCGTCGACCGTCGTCTTCTCGTCGGGCGTCACGCCGGCCAGGGCGAACATCACAGCGTTCGACTCCCGCTTGGTCTGGAGCGGCGCGATGGCGTCGTAGCCTGAGTGCATAAGCAGGGCCAGGAGCGCCTCGACCGTCTTCGAGCTGAAGACCGTGTCGTAGTCGATGGTCAGGATCACGTCGCTCGAGTCGACGACCTGTTCCATCGCTCGCTGAAGGCACTGGCCCCAGAAGGCACCCGTCACCTTGATGGGACTGATGCCGTGAGGGGCCAGGGCCGACGAGACGCAGAAGAAGTTGTCGGTGAAACCCAGGCGCGGGGTGCTCATCACCGCCGCGACCCGGATTTCAGCTTCGACGTTACCGATACGCAGTAGCACGATTCGCTCCTTAATTGGAGCGGGCGCGCATCCTTGCGCCTTTGTCGGCCGTCATGGCCGTCCCGCAGTTCGGGATCAGCCCTTGACCACGCCGATGCAGCCGGCTTCCGCCGCCGTGACCGGAGCGACCTCGCCGCGGGACAAGCGCGCCGTCACCACCGTGTTCACGCTGACCGCGGGGGTCGCCGTGACCTTCAGGTAGCGCTTCTTCGCCTTGGTGTCCACGTCGAGCTTCACCACGGCGACCGACGAGGTGTCGGAGACCGTCGGGATGGTGAAGTCGGTGCCGCCGACCAGGCCGGCGACATCCGAGTAGGACGAGTTGTCGTCCGAGTGCTCGACCTTGAGGACGCTGGCAAACGCCGTGGAGGCGTTGGCCGCCCGCAGCACGGTCACGCTCGCGTGATCGTAGCCGAGGGTGTCGACCGTCAGGGTCACGGCGCTGGTGCCCACCGAGGCGGGGACAGCAGCGACGACCTTGTCATTCTGGGAATGGATCATGGGTCAGGGGTTCCTTTCTGTGTGCTCGTTGTGGCTCTAGATCACGACGCCGCGGTCTTGAGGGCGACCACCGGACCAGCGGTCGTGTTGTCACCCAGCGAGTGGTGAACCACGTCGAACCGCATCGTCCCCTGGAGCAGGAGCTGGTCGGTCGTGGCGTACACTTGGTCGTACATCCGCACGCTGAAGTCCCGACGCCGGGCGTAGATGCTCGACAGGCCGAGGTTCGCGAAGAGCACCTTGACCTTGCCGGGGTCGGCGCCGAGCGTGCCGTCCATGACGTGGACGAGGTTCACGGGGTAGCCCATGAACTGCTCGGTCACACCGCCACCGACCTGCTCGACGGTGTTACCGCCGGCCGCGTAGCGGAGGCGGGCCATCGACGCGGCGAAGCCGGCCGGCGAGATGTACCACGCAGCACCCTGGCGGGCGTAGAGCGGCATCTTGCCGATCGCCTTCACGAAGTCGGTGACGGTCAGGGACTCGAAGCCCGTGCCGCCGGAGGCAGCAGTCAGAACGCTGGCAGCGTGAGTGCCATCGTTGACCTTCGGCACCACGCCGTAGATGCCGCCGTAGGTCGACGTGCCGTCACCGAGCCAGCCGCACATGTCCTGCTTGAGGGCCAGCGAAGTGCTGAACTCGACGGCGACTGCGTCGGCGATGCTCACGAGAGCATCCTCCACCACCTCCGAACTGAGCCTCGTGCCGCAGGCCAGCTTTTTCGCGATGAGCTGGACGTTCGCGTAGGTCGGCTCGCTCTCGCTCACCGCGGTGCCTTCACCGACGAAGTAGGCGGTCGTGCCGGTGACACGCTTCGGGATGATCATCGTGTCGCGGGTCATCGTCACCTTCTCGACATTGCTCGCCGCGAAGGTGCCGTAGTTCTCCACGAGCCGGATCACTCGGGCCGCGAACTCCTCGGGAACCAGAGCGCCGCCAGCAGCGTTGCTGCTCTCGCCCAGCGCCCGATTCTCGACGCCGTGATCCTTGCACCACCGGAGGTCGTCGGCGTTCTTGAAGATGTGCGCCCGAAGCCACCGGCCGCAGCGGTACGCGCTCTCGACGGCCTCGGGGCCATCGTTGAACGCCCGCAGGCTGGTGTGATGGGGCTGGATCGAGCGGATCTCGACCTTCTTCTCCTCGACCTTGGCGACCTCGGCGACCGGGGCGGGAGCCGGGGCGGCCTTCTCGACCACAGCACGCAGCTCGGCCTCCTTGGCCGCGATCCGCTCCTCGAAGTCGAGGCTCGTCTTCAGCTCGTCGGCCTGCACGCCGAGGGAGATGAGTTCCTTGGTCTGCTCCGCAGACCGATCCTCGATGCCGGAGAGTTCGGTCATGCGAGCCGCGACAGCCGCAGCACGCTCCTGAAGACGCTTGAGGTTCGACGCCATGTTTGGCCTTGCTCCTGGTTGAGCCGGCCAAACGCACATGCGGCGGCCGGCGGGTGATCCCGCTAGCGCGCCGCGTGCTTGAGTCCTCAAGTCGCTCGCACTGCCCTCCGCGACATCCGTCGCGGAGCAATGTCTACCTATGTAGCCTATCAGCCCTGCGAAGAGCCGTGCAACTTAGTCCGCAGGATTGTCGCCTTCAGGTCGGCGAGCTTGACCGCGATGTCGATCGCCTCCTGCTCCTCGCGAGAGACTTCGGCAGCAGCCGGCTCCGTCACTTCAGGCGCCGCCTCGACAACAGGAGCCTGACGCTCCGCTTCTGGCTCTTGGCTCATGCGATCCTCGGGGATGATCCAAAGCTTGCACACGGCACCCGCCGCGATCTCGCCTTGGACGATGTAGCACCGGCCCTCCTCCGACTCGAAGAAGATGCAATTGCTGCACTTCACCCCGCGGGAGGCGAACGGGTTGTCGGTCATGTAGTGGGCGTCATCCTGGCTCCACGGGCCGTATTCTTCGGCGATGCCCTCGTAGGATTCGGCGAGCGCGAGGTTCGCCGGCGACAGGACACCGCCATACTCGCCTTCGACGCCGTCCTCGTCGATGTCGCGTCGCTCCATCTGGGCGACCTTCATCTCGCTCCACCGCCAGGCCGGGTCGCCGCCCCAGAGCATCCACGCCGTGTACCCCGGTGTCTCCTCGCCCCGCTTGCTCCAGCCGGCCTTCTTGTCGACCTTGTGCCGGCGGAACCAGGCCCGCATCTCGCGGACGTGATCTTCGGTCAGATCCTCCCGCGCGGCGATCTTATTGGCCCTGGCGACGGTCTCAGGCTTCAGTCCGTCGCCCGATCGGCCCGCTTCGTGGAGCGCGAGGCCCCGCTTGGCGGCGGCGGCCATGCCCGCGGTCGGCGTCAGGTCGATTTTCGGCTCCGCACGCTCTTCAGACGGGATTTCGACGGGTGCCGGCTCGCTCTGAGCCTCCGATCGCCTGGAAACCCACTTCTGACCCGTGTCGCCGCCGGCCAGTTGCCACTCGATCCACGCCGGAGTGCCCGACCAGCCGGTCTCCTTGGCCGCCAGGCACCGCTCGTACACGCCGGAGAGGTAGGAAACCTCCTCAACCGACACGATTTCGCGGTTTGCGACCCGTTCTGCGATGCAGAGGAGCCTCGAATCGATCTCCTCGTGCTTCTGCGCGAGCTTCAGGCCCCTTTTGGCGGCGTTTGCCATCGTCTGGACGGGCCGGAACGACTCCCCGAGGGCCATTTCGATCGCTCGGCGGCTCACGACGACGCTCGACGAGTCATACGCGGGCCGAACGACCGGCCCCACGTCCTCGAGCAGCCCGATGGAACGCACTTCGCGTCGCCGAATGCCCCGTTTCGCGTCCGTCGACCACGCATCGCCACCATTTCGCTTGATCGCGAAGGCGAAACTGGAGCCGACCACCGTCCGATCCTTCACCCACTCGATCACGTCGCGGCCGATGGACGTGTTTTCGTTCGGCGAGATCTCGTAACGGAGCCCATACGGGTCTTTCGTCAGCCGCATCGTGCCGTTTCCGGTGCGGCCGAGCAGCAGATTGCGGTCGTGGTTGAACACGCCGATCACGTCGGGGCCGTCGGCGAGCACCTCGTCGAAGGCGTTCGGGTGAATCGTCTCCACGAACCCGCCCAGATCGCGGGATTCGGAGTTGAACACGGCAGCGTAGCCCGAAATCACCGGCTTTTTCTCGCCGTTGCCGGCGTCCCGGTACTCGATGGCCGCGTCGGAGATGAATGTACGCCGCTCGATCTCGCTGCTCATGCCGTCACCTGATCCGCAAGGTAGTTGTCGAGGCCGATCTGATCGATCACCCGCTGAGTTGCCTCGATCTCAGCGATCGCCGCCTCGCTGCCCTTGAGCAGTTCGACGAACACAAGTGCGGAAAGCTCGTCGCCGGCGGCGCGGCAGACCAGGATCGCGGCGCGTTCGGCGCCTGCGACTTCGTCTTCGAGCGCCAGATTCGCCGACAACACGCCCTCGAAGTCATGCCGGGGCCACTCGGGGGCCGGATGAGCCATCTCCGGGGCCACGTCGTAGTACTCGAGGCGGCTCATCGCCATCTTGAGGTGGCCCCGCTCCTCCTCGGCGTCCTCCGCGAAGGCGGCGGCCAGCTTGCCATACCCCCAGCGGCCGAAGTGCTCGGCCTGGCTCTGGTAGTGGTCGATCGCCGTCAGGTGCAGACGCACGGCGGTCTGGAGGGCGTTCACGACGCCGTCAGGCGGCTGGGGCATTGTTCGTCAGGTGCCTGTCGCACCAGTCTCCGGTGACCGATTCGTACTTCTGCCCGCTGCGGTGGCAGTCCAAGAGCAGCTCGCGAGAGCGGGCGATCCAGCCGTTCACAAACTCGTCGATATCGCGTCCGGTAGCCTTGGCGGCATCCCGCAGTTCGTCCTTCATGCGGCTGCCGACCTGATCGAACCAGGCGGCGATCTTCTCTGGCTTGTTGCGTCGCTCGAGGATGCCGTCGGCCTCGACGCCCGCCAGCCGCCGCAGGGCGGTCTTGAACACGACCTCAGCCCCGGCAACGTGCCGCGCGCCTGGATCGACCGGCTCGTCGCCGGCCGGCGACTCAGGCGGCGCATCGACATTCGCCGGCGGGGCGGGGGCCGCCTCGGGCTCGGCCTTCTGCCCGGTCGGATTCTCCGGCGTGAAGGCGTCGAGCAGTTGCATATTGACCTGGATGAACCGCTTCTTGCCCTGGCCGTCGGGGAGCGGGTTGTAGCCGATCTGGGCGCGGATCTCGTCGACATCGAGGGCGCCCAGGTTTGCCATCTCTCGGATGAACTGCGACCTCGCGGCGTAGTCGCCGGCCATCAGCGCGTTCACGTCGAACTGCACGAAATACTGTTTGTCGTCGATGACCAGATCGCGGCGAGCCGCCATCTCCCACCGCCTGCACCACGGCAACAGCGAGAAGGTGACGAAGTCGATGGCCGACTGCTCGACGGTGCTGTGCCGCACGTTCGACAGGTCGCCGAGCAGATGGGGCGGTACGCGATAGGCGCGGGCCACCTCCTCGACCTGATACTTCCTGGTCTCGATGAGCTGGGCGGTGTCGTTACGGATCTCGACTTGCTTGCGGTGGAAGCCGAATGGCATCACCACCGTCTTGTACGCCTTGTCTGGCCCCGCGTGGGCGTCATCCCACTGCTGCTTGAACCGGGCGAGGGCCTCGGGCTTGTGCGGCTGATCAGTCTCGATGTAGGTGCCAGGCTGGGCACCGTTCCCGAAGTAGCTACCGGAGTGAAGCTCAGTCGCCCTCGCCAGCCCGATCGCGTCGCGGGAGAGCGTCGTGGGCACAAACCCGGTCACCCCATCCGACGAGAGCCACCGCAAATGAAAGATCTCGTCCTGGCGGTACTCGGTCGGGTCGGGCGTCGGCTGGATCGGCGTCGTCGGCTCGCGGTAGTAGTACCGCAACCGGCCGTTGGACAGCCGCTTGACCTCCATCCGCGACGGGTGCAGCGGGATCAGCTCTGTGACGGCCCCGTGCCGGCCGCTCTTGATGTGGGCGTAGGCGTTGCCCCAGAGGAGCAGCCAGCTCATCAGCAGCTCGCGGAACTCGAAACCCGTCATCCACGAGTTCGGCTGGTAGGCCAGCACCTCGTGGAGATGCTGCTCCTCGGCGATTTCCTTGCCGCCGCCGGGGAGCCGGCGGTAGACGTTCAAGGGGAGCGAGGCGATCGACTCCGACAGCACCCGGACGCAGGCCAGCACCGAGGTGCATTCCAGGGCCGTCTCCGGCGAGACGGTGACGCCCGACGCGGTGCGGCGGGTGTTGACGATCTCCTCGAAAATGCGGGAGAGGTTGCCGCGAAGCTCAATCAGGTCGGAGACTTCTTCGTCAACCTTGTCCACGCTAGAGCACCAGGAGGGTTGGTTCGTCGGTCGGCCCGTGAGACTCGCTGCTGGAGATGCCGAGGGCCATGATCAGGCTCACGATGCCGTCGATGCGGGCAGTCGAATGCGAGTGTTTCTTAGTAGGCTTTATGTTCCCGGCGTCGTCGACCTTCACCTGAACATTCGACGCCTGCCAGGCGAGAACCGGGTTGCCGCCGTGCCTCAGCTTCTTGCCCACAACCAAGGTTTCGAGCAGCTTGCTGGGGGCTGACATACTGGCGAACCCCTGGCCGAAAGGCTTAACGTCGATCCCCTCCGCTACCAGTTGCGTCGTCAGATGCACCGCATTCCAGCGGTCGATTGCAATACCGCGAACCGCATTCTTCTCGCAAAACGAGAGAATGTAGTCTCGGACGGCGTCGTAGTCCGTAATGTCGCCATCCGTCATTGTAACAAACCCAGCGTCGGCCCACGCCTGATACGGCACCCGGTCCTCCCTGGCGCGCTTGTGGGCGTTCTCCTCGGGGATGAAGAAGTGGGCGAACACGTCGTAGGTGCCGTCCTCATCCGGCCACACCGCCACGAACGCCGTCGTGTCGAATGTGCTCGCGAGGTCGACGCCGCACCAGCACGGCCGCCCGGCGGTGGGCCGGAGCGGCTCGCTGTTCGCGTCCCAGGCACCATGCCGCAACCACTTCGTCTCCGACTTCTGCCACTGGTTCAAATGGAGCGTGCGGAAGACGGTCTCGTCGGTCGGCGAGTTTCTGGCCCGCTCGGCGAACTGGCGGAAGTAGTCGGGCTTCGAGGTGATTCCATAATTCGGATTCGCCTTTTTCCACGTCTCCTCCGAGAAAGGGTCATCCTCGGGGTCTGCCGCGTAGATGCACGGCAGGAAGGTGTCGTCCTTCAAAACACCGTCGCGCACCTTGAGCGCGCGCTGCCAATCTTTGTAACAAGGGCCGTTCATGTCAGTGCCGGCCGTTGTGATGTAAATAGTAAGGGGCTGGCTTCTGGCACCCATGCCCGTCTCAAGCACGTCGACCAACTCGCGATCGGGGAACACATGGAACTCATCAATAAGTACCACTGACGGGTTCAGGCCGTGCTTGGTGGCGCTTTCTCGACTGACTGTCATCATCGTCGACTTCGTCGACTCGACGACGATTGAGTTACGGTACACCTTTGCTCGCCGGGCCAAGCTCGGGCATGACTCGAGCAAATGCTTTGCTGCTGTATGCAGGATGCCCGCCTGAGACCTATCGCCAGCGGCCACAACGATCTCTGAGCCAGGCTCGTCGTCCATAAAGAGGCAGTAAAGGCCAAGAGCCGCGCACATTTGACTCTTTCCCGACTTTCTCGGAAGCGCAAGAAAAGCGCGGCGATACTGTCTCAACCCTTCTGGCGTCAGCGTGTAGAGCAGCTTGTCAAAGAAGTCCTGCTGCCACGGCATCAGCTCGAATGGCTTGTTGGCAAAGTCGCCCTTTGAGTGCCGCAGCATTCCGCAGAACTGCGTAAACAGGCTCGGCTGTCGCGTCATACCAATCGCACCTTCGGCGGATAACGCCGATTAGCTATGTATGGGCTGATGCCGGAGTACTGCTTAAAGTTATCCTTGCTCACGAGATAGAGCGGTCTGCCAGTGGCTCGGAACGCCGCCACTTTTTCCCGCGACCTACCAAAAAACTCGCCTTTTACTTCGATCCACAGGCTCCCCAGCGTGCCCAGGTCGACCCTGAAGTCGGGCGTGTACCTCGTGTGCTCATCCAGACGGAACGCCTTCGGCTCGTACTCCCACTCGAGGCCGTCGCGGTCGAGCCTGTGGGCGACAGCCACCTCCCACGATGACCTCATCCAGATCTGTCCACGAGCGCCTTCATAGAGCCTGTTCAGGTTCGCCCTGCTACCGATGTCTCGGGCGGCGGCCTCAGACGACCGTTCGCGGTGCAGGCATCCGCAGGAGAGAGTCGTCTTTCGGCGAAGGCACGCCTGCGGGATGTCGCACGGCTCGCCGCAATCGCACACACACCGAACCCTGGCTCTCTCTAGTCCGTCATACCGGCCGTCCTCGACTGCCGTCAGTCGACCGAATCGCTCGCCCGCGCGGATTGGGTTGCGGCACCTTGCCGCGATTGAGTCCCTCCTCATGCATCCGCACGAAGGGATCTTTCGGGATCGCAGATTGCCAGCCGAAACCGCCCGCTCAGTGCCGCAGTCGCACTTGCAGGCAACCATCTGGACACCTGACGAGTAGTCGCCGTCCGCAGTAGCAGTCCAGCGGCCGAACCGCTGGCCTGCCTTGACCGGTCGCCTTGCAGGCATACGCCCCTCGAAGTTGTGGCTCCAAGCCAAAACTGCGAGTCGGGGGTATCCGCGGATATCAACCACGCTTGGCGAGCAGGGCATCCATAGGGTCGACGACCACCTTCACCGCGCCGTAGCCGAGGCGGGTGCGGTCGCCTGGGGTCAGGCCGAGGACGGTCTCGAGGTGCCGCAGCGCCTCGCCGCACTCCTTGGCCTGCATCGCCATCGCCACGGGCCGAGAGAACCGGATCGATCCGTCTGGCGCCAGAACCTCGACGTAGGCCGCGTCGATCGCCTGGAGCTGCTGGGCGGCGTGCTCCCACATCACATAGGTCGTCGCGTACCTCGTGATGACGTTCTCGTCCGATTCCGCCAGGGTGCCCATGCCATCGAGCCAGGCGACGACCCTGGAGAAGATCTCCTTCGCCCGCGGCTTGAGCCACTCGGGCGGCTCGATAGCTGTTGCTGGCGGCGCACCCAGCTCCTCGCGGCCCTTCGCGTGCTTCGAGCCACGCATGGCGAGAATGTGTTTCGGCGTTGGCGGGCGGCCCTTCATGCCTACCAGCCTAGAGAACGCCGATACCGCCGTGCAAAGGAGTCGGCGAGGGCAGGGAATCGCTGAGGTCGGGCTGGCCGGCGAACAGCCGTTCAGCAAAAGCGCCAGTTTCGTCCTCACGTCTCCCCCCTAA